CAGCATCTGCACCGTAAGATATAAACTCTGCATCTTCTGGTATCTTATCGCATTCGTAATAGTTGAATATAGTTGCCTTGCTTATTCCCTTTTCTCCTAATCCGTATATCTGCCAGTATTGTTCATCCGTTTCTCTTAAACGCTCTATCTCTTCTATTATAGAATTATCTAAAAACGGATTGTCTTTATATGTGGTCTTATAAAACTCTACATCTTCTCTTGGTAGTACCTTATCGTATATCCAATGGTACTCATCACTAGGGTTATAATCTAGTATTATCTTATCGGTTGTTCTAAATATAAGTTGTTGCCAGTCCTCGTACTCTAGTTCGTTTGCTTCATTGATAAATAAGAACTCACGTTTACGACCTCTTATCTTTTGTGGCTGGTCTACCGATATAAACTCTATTAGGTTGTTATTAAGTTTGTATTCGCTATTAGACTTGTTGTGGTTTTCTTCATTGTATAAATTAAACTGCTTCAGTATTGTTATAAAATCTCTCATTACCGTTGCCCTTACACTAGGAAACGTTTTACGACAAATAGTAATGGTTTTACCTTGTTGCTTTAAGCAATACTCAAAAATTATAAAAAGGAGTATATTAAAAGTCTTTCCACTTCTAGTACCTCCTTGTTCTACTATTATTTTCTTATTGCTTTTTAATATATGCCTATAAACAATATTAGTCTTTATCTTCAATTTTATCTATTATTTCTATTTGGAAATTATTAGGCATACCATCAGCACCAGTTATTTCTTGTCGCTCTACATAACCTCTTTTCTTACCTTTTGTTTTTAGGTAGAATATAGTTGCAGTTGTATTACCATCTTTAATCTGCTTATGTAACTGGCTTTCTGCAAAGTCTAAAGTTATGTTTTGTATATCATCTACTTGTTTTGCAAATTCTAAATCATCTTGAAGCCATCCGTAAAATGTAGTTCTACCTACACCAACGGTTTTACAAGCAGTAGTAACTACCCCTAAAGATTTTTCTAATGCTTCTATAATTGCTTTTTTATGTTGTTCAGTTTTGTCCATTTTTTTATTTAAAATATTATTTCTATATTGTCACTTCAAATGCGATGGTAGTGTAAAAGTAACACGCTTGGCATCCAGTCAAGAAATGGCGTTCATATCGACCTCATCGCTCTAACTATTAGCCATCCTCTATTGGATGGTTATTTTTTGGATATGACTTTGATAATGACTTACATAATTTTATTAAAGATTTGTTTATTGGATATATATACCTAAATTTACTACTTCCTTGCCTTATAATTGTTCCTTTAGGTAGTTTATCTTTAGCTCTACTTCCATTTATAGAACCAACCGTTCTTGGATGCATCCACCTACCATTAATATAATATTCTTTATCTCCTTTAAATTCACCAGTATAAATCCAATTAGTAGCTTGATATATTATACCTAAATGTTTTTGACCATTATCCGCAAAAGAAATTACAGCTTTTACTAATGGTAAATCTTTTTTTATTAGTTTTAAACTTAATGATAATGCTTTACTTGTTTTTTTTTGTTTACCATTTAATGCAATTCTAACTAATTCTACATATTGACCTTGTTTTAATTTTAATTGTTTACCTAAATTATTACTGGCACCAGAACCGTATAAAATAACTCCACACCATTCATTAAAATCATTAAAAACAGAATATCCAAATACATTAACTGGTACTGATTTTGCGTAATGAAAGTTTAAACAAGCATATTTAATTGCTTTGTATGATGCTTTTTTTAATATCATAATTCACCAGCACTTAAACTAAAAAATGCACCTTTATACTTTCTGTCAATTAGTTCTTGTATATCTATTTCTGCTTTCTGTAAATCATCAACATTATTAAAAGTTATTTTAATTATTGGTGGTTTATTTTTTTCATCACCTATTAAATCTTCATAATCTGGTTCATCTTCTTCAAAAGGAAAACCATCTAAACCCCAATCTTCTAACTGCACACTATTCCATTCATTACCTAGTATATCCCAATCCCATTCCCCGAAGCCTACATTATCCTTTACTATAAATTCTCTTTGTTGTTCTTCAGTAAGTTCATCAGCTTTTAGTATGTAAACTTCTTTAAGTCCAGCTTCAGTACAAGCCTTTAATCGCATATTACCACCCAGTACTACCATATCGCTATTTACTACGATAGGTCTTAGCTTTAGCATTTCTGGAAATTCCTTAATAGATTTTACAAGTTTCTTAAATTTATAATCCTTTATAAATCTAGGATTGTTTTCGTTTGCTTTTACTTCGTTTATACTTACTAACTCCATATTATTATATCAATGGTTTTTTATTTTTTAAATAGAACATACAATATAAATACTGCTACTACTAGTATTACTACTATATCTGCTTTTGGTATATCTCTTTTAAATTTCATTGTTATTAAAATAGTTCAGTTTGTTTAACGCTTTGTTTTCGCATTATTCCTAATGCAGTTTCAAGGATTGTTCTGCCAGCTTCATAGTCTACCAAGTTTCTTGCTATTTTATTAGTTGGTTGTTTACCTTTGTATTTATAAAAATCGTAATCGTGAAACTCGCACAATCTTTTAACTTCATTTATCCCTTGACTTATACCAATAGGTGGTCTTTCTTTTATATTGTTTGGTAGGTTAAAGTTTGTCCAATATAAATGTCTACCTCTTTTTTTTGCTGGAATTAATGGCGTATAAAAAGGTATAACATTTTCAACTACATACTTACCATCAAAAAAATTATCTAAAAATATTACTTCTTGATAAAGTTTCATATCTGGGTACTTCATTTTAATTGTATTCTTGTTACTTGTAACTAATCTACTATGTGTTGGACAAGGTGGACTACTCCAGATAAAATCAAATTCTTTGTAATAATCTAATAAGTATTGGTGTGCGTCTGCTACTATTACTTTATCTTTTGGAAAACGTTCTTGGTATAGCCTCGCTAGTTCCTCATCCCATTCTACGGCAGTTACTTCTATATCTTCTTTTACTTCGTTCCACTTGTACCTATTTCCACCTAGACAAGCATATAAATTTAGTATCTTCATAGTTCATATATTGTATAATCTATTATTTTAAAACCTAAAGAATTTAATCTTTTTGTTTCTATTATATCGTACTTTTTGCCTTTTGCAAATCTGTTTGTTATAGCTATTCTTCTAAAATGTTTTAACCAGCTTTCTGCTACTGATTTTGTTGTACAACTTCTTATTTTTTTCACGACAAGAAAGGGTTTTTAACTGGGTTTCTTAATTTAGGTGCTGATGTTTCTTCTATTTGGTTTTGTTTCTTTCTGCTCTTTACAAGCAACAAGAACGGTTTTATTTTTGTTTCTATTAGTTCTTTTATTAGTTCGGTGTTTAAGTCTTTTAAATCGCCTAGTATTGCTTCTAATTGCGTTTTAGTTTCCTTATCTACCATCAGTACCTTTTCTTTTATTTCTATTACCTCTAGCTTTCTAGCTGATAAATCGTATTCGTCTATTATTTCGTTGCACTTTATCGCATCGTGATTGTAGATTCTATCTATTGAATGTATATGGTAATGTACGTTATCGTGTTGCAGTTGTAGGCTATCTCCTATTTCTTGTAAACCGTACCCTAACTCTCTTGCTAGGTAACAACATACTTTCTTAGGATATACTATATGCCTTTTTCTACTTTTAGTTATTATTTCCGTTCTGTACTTCTCGCTTACTATTTCTATTAATTGTTTTAATTCCATATTATAATATCCCAGTTAAACAATAGTTATCAAGGTCTGCACCAAACACGAAGAACTTTTCGTATAAGTCTAATGCCTTTTCTACCTTTTCTTCTCCTTTGTAATAAAACTCTTCAGAGCATTCAAATATACCAATATCTAAACTTCCCTTATCTAATGCTATAAACTTAAATTGGTCATAGGTTTTATTAAACAACCTACAATACAAATAACATTGCACATCGTAACCATACTTAGTAGCTGCGTAATGAAATCCTTTTATATCTGTGGTGGTTTTTAAATCTACTATCCTATCGTGAGCAATTACATCTGCCTTACCTCTAAATGGATATTTATTATCTAAGTATTCTATCTCGCCTATTGCTGGTACTTCAAACTCGCAATCTGTTATTAATTGTAATGCGTGTTCGTTCCTCAAGAATGCATCTGCTAAACGTTCTGCATCGTTCTTTTCTTTCATTGTAAATACC